GAAGGCAAAGGCGAGAAAGCTGAAGTTGCAAAGGCTGCCGTTCAATCCGTTCAAAAGGAAGAAGTTGAACTAGAAGAAGGTGCTGGTAAGTATGATCTATATCATGCACAATACTCTGGTGCAGTTCACCATGCTCTAGCTCATCATGCAGCCAGAGAAGGTCTTTCTGTTGACGATGATGATTATCATAAGCACGTTTCTATTGGTCCACGTAAGCCAGCATCGGGTGAAACAGTAAGTCATCACATTCCTGCAAAGGATGCAAAGGGCAATGAACACATGATTCATATGCAAGTATACAATCGTGGCACAGATCAGAAGCCGTTTGAATTGAATACATATTCAAGTAAAGTACCTAAGCGCAATGTTAAAGAGTCTGTTGATCAAATTGTAAATAAGATGAATAATGAAGAAGTTGAACTAGAAGAGCGTCATCTGACTGCTGGTGAAAAGGCTGAAGTTGAGAAGAACGTTAAAGGCATGAAGAAGAAACTTACTGGATTCAAAGAACGTTATGGTGATCGTGCTAAAGAAGTTATGTACGCTACTGCCGTTAAACAAGCCAAGGAAGACTAAAATGAAATCGGCATCAGAAGTATTTGATCATATTCGCGGCCTTGATGAGCAATCACCGGGTCACATCAAAAGCAAACACGGCCCCAAAAGAAAGACTCGCAAGGGTTCTGGTGTGACGAGTGCTCATGGTCCAGTAGTAGAAGATCAAGAACAAATCGAAGAGATCTCAAAAGAAACTCTGAAATCTTATATCCCGAAGGCAATGGGTAGTAAGTCTGCTGCCGATTTCCAACGTGGTGTTAAGATGGCTCAAGGTACTGGTGGTGAAGAAGAACTCCGTAAAAAGAGTGAAAAACGATCCACTGGTATCCATACAGCAATCAAGAAGTTGACTAATGAATCCCAACTAGACGAAATTAGTGCTGGTGTTGCTGGCGATGTTGACAGAGCCAGACTTGCGCAATCTAAAGCAGACCCAACAAATAAGGCTAAGCGTGAGAAATCTAAAGCTGCCACGACTAATTATATGAAGCGAGTTCATCGTGACGCATATCGTGGTCATACGCCTGATGATATCTCTAAGGGGCGTCTTAAGGGTGCTGAAGCTGATGTGAAGCGTGGATGGTCTATTGAATCGGTTCAGGTTCATGAATCCCGCCAAAAGGAAATCGTTCGCGAAGCCCTAAAGAGTGCCAAAGAGAAGAAGAAAAAATCTAATACGGAAGATAAGTTTGAAGCAAATCCAGAACTAACTTCACAGATCATTAGAAACGATTAAAGATAAATATAGTAAAGAATTTCACAGGAGAAATAACATGGCCCTCTGGTCAAACACAGATGCTAATACATCAGCACCAAAATTTGCAGTCGCTGCTGGTCTCGGCCTTGCGGCAAACGGTTCTACATTGTTCGATACCACTCCAGTTGGTGTCTTCGGTGTAACCTCTGATGAACAACAAGTAGTACAAACCACCCGTGGCACACATGCTGGCTGGGTTCTGGAACAAGTTGGTACTGGTGGTCGTGCTGGCCGTATCACTACTGAAACGCTGGTTGCAATGGGTTCTATGACTGGTGATGGCGATGCTGCTGTTATCAAGAATACGATCATCACCATTACAAGTCAACCAGGTAACGCTGCTAATACCGTCGGCGGTAATGCTTCGTTCAACGTTGCTGCTACAAGTACTCCGAGCGCAACTCTGGCTTATCAATGGTACTCGAATGGCGCTATCGTAACTGGTGCAACTTCTAATACGCTGAACCTGACTAACATCGCTACTCAGAATAACTACTACGTCATCGTTTCGGCATCTGGTGCTGATTCAGTCCAGTCGTCTAACGGCGTTCTGACGATCACCCCGTAATGAACTTTCTAGATTATTTGACCGAGCTTCATAACATCGAAGTCGGTCAAGCTATCAAGGCACATGAAACCACTGGTGATTCATCATCATCAGTGGCTAATCCTGCTGTACTAGCTCAGATCAATATCTTTCTTGATGTCGAATTTAGAGAAAAGACGTTAACTGCCGAATCTGGTATCGCTAAGATTCGTAAGGTTATGCATCGATTCGGCTTTGATCTCCCAGCTCTCTATGATGCCGATCCAGAAGGTGACGAGATTGTATTTGACATCCAGCAATTCGGCACTCCCACTGGACCAACGCCATCAGGAGTCGAAGAAGTTAAATCTGATACTCAACTCTATATTCTGTACTATATAACTGATGATGGATATTATGATTTCTTTGCGAGGGTCACTAATGATTCTGGTCTTGAAGAATTAATGTCTAAAGCAGTTGAAGGTGAAGATGAACCTGAGTAATGTCGTTTGATGATCTGACTACTGATAATATTCTGCTCTATGCGGCAAAGGCTTATGATAGGCCCGACTGCATAATGAGTGAGTTTAAGGAAGATATGAAGCGATTCAATTACCTTAAACGTTTATTTCAGAGATATCGGAAGGTTGGGGAGTTAAGAGAGCGGTTAGTAATCAATCATCTAGTGGTGATCTACAATGTTTTTGGTATTGAGGTTGCCACTAGACTTTTGTTTTATAAGTTGTCGAAGGATGATTATTCAGCTTTGAAGACATACCTACTATTTTTGAATTATATGCCAACAATAGTTCATGGTATCAAAGGTCAAGATATACAGTCATCAGAAATCGCTGTTGATATGAAAATCGCTGAAGTGTTAAGGACAATAAAATGAAGTTGAACGAAGATGGGATTTCAATGGTTGGTGGTGCCCCCTCAATGAATGTTGGGGATGGCAATATTGACGGCATCGGTATTGGTCCAAAGGGTGAACCGGGTATCAAAATGAAGCGAAAGAAGTTTGCTGGTGCTGATGTATTCACAGTGCCAACTAAGTCTTTCGTAATGGCTCGTATGTTAAAGCGCAAGGGTGTTAGATTCGAAGCGTATCTTGGTGATCCTGATGTCGCCAAAGAAATCGCTGAGTATGCAAACAAAAATTATGGTAAAGGTATTGTGATTGAAGATGAACATACTGGTGCCATGCAATTTCTTAGATATGGAAATGGGAAATGATTAATAGTAGAAAACTTGAAGACTTACATCCAGTAGTCAAACCTAAAGTAGAAGCTTTTTTGGCTGCTTGTAAAGATCATGGTATCGATCTTCTGGTGACATCGACATACCGCGACAACGAATCGCAGAACGCGCTTTATGCTCAGGGTAGAACAACTCCGGGTAAGAAAGTAACTAATGCAAAAGCCGGTCAATCTTGGCACAATTGGCGATGCGCAGTTGATATCGTTCCTCTACGCAACGGCAAACCTGTCTGGAATACCTCTGGTGCTGATTGGGAAATTTGGGAAGCTGTAGGAAATCTCGGCAAATCTTGTGATCTTGAATGGGCTGGTGAGTGGAAATCGTTCAAGGAATATGCACACTTTCAATATACTGGTGGTCTGACTTTAGCAGATCTTCAGGCTGGTAAAGAGATTACGTGATGTGGTTGCTTAATTTTGTTCCTGATTTTGTGTTTCATCTGATTCTTCTAGTTGGGGTACTCGGTCTTCTTGCAGGATTCGTTCTAGATAAGATTCCGTTCATTGAGACAAACGCCAAGACTATTCAGCTTATCGCTATCATCCTTACTGTGATTGGTGTATGGTTTGAAGGTGGGATTGCTAGAGATGAAGCCTATCAGAAAGAAATTTCGGCAATGCAAGTACAAGTAGCACAAGCAGAAACTGAATCCGCTGATGCTAACCTGAAGCTAATTGAAGCCCTTAAGAAAAATGAATTGATATTAAAGGATAAACATAATGCGTCAAGAAATGTCGTTAATCAAGTCGTGTCGAAATATGATGGTCAGTGTAATCTGTCTAATGCTTTTATCAGGTTGCATGACAGTGCCAGTCAAGACAAGTTTCCCGAAAGCACCAGCGAGTTTGATGGAAAAACCTCCGATGTTAAGCCCAGTGAAGTCCTCAACACAGTAATTGATAATTATTCAGTCTGTTATGGCTTCAGAGAGAAACTAATCAAATGGCAAGACTGGTATGAGAAGCAGAAAGAAATATTAGATAAATAAGACATGTTAGAAGCATTCTTACAAAACGATTTAATGAACGTCATTTTGATGTTCATTGTCGTTTTATTTACTGTTTATTTGTATAATCTAAACAGTGATAGCAGAAGCCCTATTAATGTAATCGATTTGATTGCAATTAATGGTAAACTGAACGAAAGAAAATTAACAAGATTTGGTGCATGGATCGTAAGCACATGGGGTTTTGTGTATTTGATTGCGCAAAACTCTTTGACTGAGTGGTATTTCATTGGCTATATGGGTGCTTGGGTTGCTAATGCTTTGATTGGTAAAGCAATCAAAGATCGTGATGGCGAAGAAACTCCTACCACAAAAGAATAACAATGACACAGAACAAAGAAGATCTAGACGCATTAAATGACGTTAAAATAAAAGTAAGACTACTCGAAAAAGATATCGAGTTGGTCAATAGTATCTCTGAGAAGCTTGGTGAGTCTATAGAGAAGATACAGGAGATGAGTACCAATCTCGTCAAAATGATCACCCTCCATGATCAAAAGCACCTGCAACATGAGAAGTCGGAGAATGAATTGAAAGAAGATATCAAGGAACTCTACTCAAGAATCGCTTCAGTTAGCCGCGAGATCCATGACCGTATTGATCAGGTGGAGCATCATATCGCCTCTAGAATTGATGCGCTAAGGACTGATCTACTCATGCACAAGACAGAAGACAAGAAGGCTGATGCGGTTCCTGATGATAATTTCTCTAAGCGCTTGTCTGATGTTGAACAATGGCGCTGGATGATGATCGGTGGTATCGCTATTGCTGCTTGGTTCATCGGCGAAGCAAATCTTATCGGCAAATTCTTCAAATAGAATTGACTTCGTTACAATTTGATGTTACTATGAGGGTTGACTCCCCATAGTAACATTTTTCATTTGGTATATTATGTCCCTACAAATTGATCTACAGTATGTCCATTTAATCGCCCCACGGTTTGAGAAGTTCCAGCGCAAACATGACTATCTGTTCAATGCCCGCTGCCCCCTCTGCGGAGACTCCAAGAAAAACAAGAGCAAAATGCGTGGTTACATCTATCGCAAGGGCAATGATTTATTCTATACCTGCCACAATTGCGGTGCTGGTATGTCAATCGGAAATCTTATTAAACAGCTTGATATCGGTCTTCATAAGGAATACATCATGGAGCGATACAAGGCTGGTGAAATGGGCAATGCGAACTATCAAAAGCCGACATTCAACATTCCAGCACCAAGATTCAATACCCTAAAAATTGAAGATAAGTATGAGAATGCGGTTCGATGTGATCATTTGCCAGAGGAACATTTCTGCGTTCAATATCTAAAAAATCGCCAAATCCCTGATCAGTTCTATAAATTGCTTTATTATACAGACAATTATAAGTCGTTTGTTGATGAAGTAAATCCTAATCATGGCAAAGAAAAACTAACCGAAGATAAACGTTTAGTGATTCCGTTCTATGATAAGTATAATGCTCTGATCGCTGTATCTGGTCGTGCCTTAGAAACATCTGAATACAAACTTCGATATGTCACTGTTCGAACTAATCAGGATGAATCTAAGCTTGTCTATGGCATGGATCGTGTAGATTTATCCAAGACTGTTTATATTGTTGAAGGGCCTATTGATAGTATGTTCCTTGATAATTGTATTGCAGCAGGTGATGCGAATTTATCATTGGTATCTAAGAGTATTGATGCCGAAAACGTAATTCTGATTCCAGATCGAGAACCTAGAAATGTTAATATAGTGAACAATATAGACAAAATGATCGGATTGGGGTATAATGTATGTTTATTACCAGATACAATGAATGGTAAAGATATCAATGAATATGTGAGCAATGGCTTGGATGTTGAAAAATTAAAATGTATCATTAAAGAGAACACATTTAATGGTCTTCGCGCTAAAATGGAATTCGTTCGATGGAAAAAAATATAGCTACAATATATAAGATCGCAAACAAAATTAACGGGAAGGTGTATATAGGATTTGATTCGTCGTGGCCAAAAAGGTTGAACCAGCACAGAATATTAGCATATAATAAGAATACCAAAGACTACAATAGAATCATCTATCGAGCAATTCGAAAGTATGGTATAGAAAATTTTTTATTTGAAGCAATATATCAATCAAAGGAGATGGATCATTGTAAAAATGTTATGGAAAAATATTTTATAGAAGAGTATAATTCATTTATTGGATTTGCTGAATCTAATGGGTATAATATGACGTTGGGTGGTGATGGGACATTCGGTTCCAAGCGACCAAAGAGCGATGAGTATCGAAAGGAGCTTTCACATAGAATGACCATTAACAATCCAAGGTCCGGATACAAATATACAGAACAGGAGATCATTGACCACTCTAATCGATTGAAATTATTCTATAAAAATAATCCAGACCATAAACCATATGGTGAGAAAAATGGTATGTTCAATAAAAAACATCCACCAGAATGGCGTTCTGCGCATTCTGAGAAAATGAAAAGAAATACGACAAGCACAACCGCAATGGCAAAAAAAAGAAAGTGTATCTATTGTGGTATGGAAACTACCACTGGAAATATCGCCCGGTGGCATAACGAAAATTGTAAAAATAAATAACCCGTTGTATGTGAATTTAAAGGAAAATTTAAAATGAAAGTTAATCTAGTAAGTTATAGTCAGCCAACAGAAGAAATGTATGATATGGAAATTGAAAGTGTGCAGGATTTGATTGCGTTTTGTGCTCGCGTATCAAATCCGGCGAATCAATACAATACCGAAACATCTGATAAATTGATTAACTATTTGATTAAGCATAAACATTGGTCCCCTTTGGAAATGGCTAGTGCTTGTCTATCAATTGAGACTACTCGTGATATTGCTCGTCAAATTCTCAGACACGCCAGCAATAAATTTCAGGAATTTAGTCAAAGGTATTCAGACCCCACTAAAGATTTTGAATTTGTTATCCGCGAAGCTCGTCTACAGGATACAAAAAACCGTCAAAATAGTATTGATCTAGATATGACTAATCCAGAACATCAGGAGTTAGCTAAAAATTGGGAACAGATGCAGCAGGCGGTTATTGATGCTGCCAAGATTGCGTATACATGGGCAGTTGATAATGGTATTGCTAAGGAACAGGCTCGTGTTGTTCTCCCAGAAGGTAATACACCCTCACGAATGTATATGAACGGAACAATTCGCAGTTGGGTACACTTTATTGCAATCCGAACTGAAGATGGTGTGCAAAAAGAACATCGTGAAGTGGCAAGGGCGTGTGCAGAAGCCATTTCTAAAATCTTCCCAATGATTTCGCAATTTGATAACACAAAACAAGAACAATAACAATCGGAGTATTTAATGGAAAATATCGTTCACGGTATTAAGGTAGACTATTCTCGTGATAGCCTATTTGACGAGCTTGGCATTAAGCGGCTTAAAGAATCTTACATGAAGGAAGATGAAGTCTCCCCTCAAGAACGATTCGCATTTGTATCAAAAACATTCGCATCTAATGACGAACATGCACAGCGACTGTATGATTATAGTTCAAAGCATTGGCTGTCATATTCAACTCCGATTCTATCGTTTGGTCGTAGTAAGCGTGGTTTACCGATTTCTTGTTTCCTGCCGTTTCTACATGATTCCTCAGAAGGTTTGGTTGACACACTATCTGAGGTAAATTGGTTATCGATGCTTGGTGGTGGTGTTGGTCTGGGTTTGGGTATTCGTTCCGCTGATGAAAAGTCAACTGGTATCATGCCACATCTGAAAACGTATGATGCGTCCTCATTAGCATATCGTCAAGGTCGCACCCGCCGTGGTTCATATGCTGCATACTTGGATATTAGTCATCCAGATATTTTGATTTTTCTTGAGATGCGCAAGCCAACGGGTGATCCTAATATGCGAGCCTTGAATCTCCATCATGGCATTAACATCACCGATGATTTCATGAAATTAGTTGAGGCGTCCATGCTTGATTCTGATGCCGATGATACATGGGAGCTCCGAGATCCCCATAGTGGTGAAGTTCGGGATACAGTTTCTGCTCGTGAACTCTGGCAATCTATCATTGAAATGCGTATGCACACTGGCGAACCGTATCTCCATTTCATCGATACAAGCAACCGAGCGATGCCGCAGTTCCAAAAAGATAAAGGACTGAAAATCCAACAGTCTAATTTGTGTTCCGAGATCATTCTCCCTACAAATAAAGAACGCACCGCTGTATGTTGTTTGTCCTCTGTGAATCTTGAATATTATAATGACTGGAAAGATGACGCGCTATTTTTGCGTGATATTGCAGAAATGCTTGATAATGTTCTAGAATATTTCATCATGAATGCACCAGACACAATATCTCGCGCTAAATTCTCTGCTATGCAAGAACGTAGTATCGGTATTGGTGCTCTTGGTTTTCATGCATATCTACAGAAATTTAATATTGCATTTGAGAGTGCTCTTGCGAAATCAGCAAACCTTAGAATGTTTAAAAATATTCGAAGCAAGTTAGATGTCGCGAATAAGCAACTCGGTGAAGAGCGTGGTTCGCCTCCAGATTGTGCTGGAACTGGGTTGAGATTTGCTCATCTTATGGCAATTGCACCAAATGCGTCAAGTTCTATTATCATGGGTAATACATCGCCATCAATTGAGCCATATAGAGCAAACTGTTATCGCCAGGATACACTTTCGGGTTCGCATCTGAATAAAAATAAATTCCTGGATGCTGTTTTGCGTAATAAGGGTTTGACTGAAGAAGAGTTACAAGATACTTGGTCTTCAGTTATGGCAAATGATGGTTCAGTACAGCACTTGGCTATTCTTTCTGATGATGAAAAAGACGTTTTTAAAACATCAATGGAGATTGATCAGCGTTGGTGTGTTGAACATGCTGCTGACCGTCAAGAATATATTGATCAGGCACAAAGTTTGAACCTTTTCTTTAGACCAGATGCACACATTAAATACATCCATGCTTGTCACTTTTTAGCGTATAAAAAAGGACTGAAAACTCTGTATTATTGCCGAAGTGAAAAACTGGCGAAGGCTGATAAAGTCTCAAAGAAGATCGAACGTGAAATTATCAAAGAACTAGATATGAGTGCCATTGTCGGTGGTGATGAATGTCTTGCTTGTCAATAAGGAATTATAATGAAACAACTATTAAAATTTAGTGCCGTCTGGTGTGGGCCATGTAAATCCCTGTCTAATAACTTCAAACATGTAAATCTTGGGGATGTTGATTTGGTTGAAGTTGATATTGAAGACGATTTTGATAAGGCTCAACAATATAATATCCGTGGGGTTCCTACATTGGTATTACTAGAAGATGGTGTTGAAGTTAAGCGTAAATCTGGTGTGATGATGGCTGATGAGATTGAGGAGTTTATTAAATGACCAAAAAAACAGAATCGCGTTTAACAGACCAGCGAAGTAATTTTAAACCATTTCAATATGGATGGGCGTATGATGCTTGGCTAACACACGAACAGAGTCATTGGCTTCATACAGAGGTCCCTATGATTGAAGATGTGAAGGATTGGAAGAAAAAGCTTAGTGCTGAAGAAAAGCAATTCCTCACACACATTTTTAGATTTTTCACTCAAGGTGATATTGATGTTGCTGGTGGATATGTTAACAATTATCTGCCTAATTTTCCCCAGCCAGAAGTTCGTATGATGCTTATGGGATTTGCCGCACGAGAAGCCTTGCATATCGCAGCGTATTCACACCTCATCGAAACTCTAGGTCTTCCAGACACGATGTATAATGAGTTTCTCGAATATGAGGAAATGAAGGCCAAGCATGATTATGTTATGGATATTTCTAATGCAACTGGTTCTAAAGAAAATACTGCAAAACACATCGCCGTATTTTCTGCGTTTACTGAAGGTATGCAATTATTTTCGTCGTTCATTATGTTGCTGAATTTCCCTCGTAATGGAAAGATGAAGGGTATGGGGCAGATAATTTCCTGGTCGATTGTTGACGAGACTTTACACTCCGAAAATATGATGAAGTTGTTTAAAACTTACATCAAAGAAAATCCCGAAATCTGGAATGATGATCTAAAATCTTCAATCTATACAATCGCAGAGCGTATGGTTGAGCTTGAGGATAAGTTTATTGATTTGGCGTTTGGCGTTAATCAGATGGAAAATCTAACGGCGGAAGATGTCAAGAAATACATCAGATATATCGCTGATCGTAGGCTGATTGGATTGGGGTTGAAGGGTATTTTCAAAGCCAAACGTAATCCATTGCCGTGGGTGGAATCTATGATTAACGCTCCAATTCATACAAACTTTTTTGAAAATCGTGCTACTGATTATGCTAAAGGAGCTACATCGGGAACATGGAATGATGTGTGGGGAAAGGCATAGCATATATAGTCTCTAAGGAGGTAATATATGCCAGCTTTAAAATTCCAATGTGAAAACTGTGATAGCATTTTCACTGTAACATATAGAGAGGAAGATTGCGAAACAGATCCCGCATTCTGTCCTCTCTGCGCTGAACCACTATTCTATGACGAAAATCTAGAAGACGATGAGTGAATGGCTGTACAAAAATCAGCCATTCACCTCTGAACAAGCTGAAGGTTATTACGGATTTATCTATTGTATAAAAAACAACCTTGATGGTAAATTGTATATTGGCCGTAAGTATCTGACAAAAGCAGCAACAAAACAAGTAAATGGTAAGAAGAAAAAGATCAGAAAAGCATCTGACTGGGAAACATATTGGTCGTCCTCAGAAATCCTCAAAGAACAAGTAAAAACCCTCGGTGAAGAGAATTTCACTAGAGAAATACTATATCTTTGCAAAACAAGATCTGAGTGTAACTATATGGAAGCGCGAGAGATATTCCTAAGAGATGCATTACTAAAGGAGGAATTTTTGAACGGATGGGTGTCCGCTAAGATCCACAAAGCACATGTATTTGGAAAATTCGAAATTAAATAGGGCTAATATGGCACGAAAACCCACAAGCACAGCAGAGACTGATGCTGAAGTAAAACAAAAAGTAAACCATCACCTTAAACTCAGAATAGACGATTTAAAAACATTCGAACCATTAACCGAGAATCAGAAGAAGTTCTTTGATGCTTATAAACGCGGGGATATGTTTATAGGGTTATTTGGATATCCCGGTACTGGCAAAAGTACAATCGCAGCAATCAAAGCCTTTGAGGAAGTGCTCGACAAAAGTAATCCATATAAGCAAGTCGTCGTCGTTCGTTCAGCAGTCCAAGTACGCGATCAGGGATATCTTCCGGGTACACTTGAAGAGAAGATGGAAATTTATGAAGCGCCCTATAAAGATATTTGCCATACATTATTTGGAAGACCTGATGCTTGGCAACGATTGAAAGAACAGAACGTAGCCAAATTCATCTCAACAACTGCGATTCGTGGTATTACTATCAGCGATTCTATAGTAATTGTGGATGAATCGGCAAACTGCTCATGGTCAGAATTGTCGGCAATTTTCGCCCGTTGTGGAAATCGGACTAAAATTATTTTCTGTGGTGATCATTTCCAAAACGATCTCACTAAGAATAAACATGATGTTTCTGGTTTGGCTAAGTTCATTGATGTAGCCAGATCTATGGACGAATTCACAGAGATCAATTTCACTCCAGAGGACATTATTCGTAGCGATTTAGTCCGAGCTTTCATCTTAGCCTGTGCGAAGAAGGGTCTATTGCCTAGTTAATTTTTCCTACAATTTAATGGTACACCATACATGGATATAAATTCGTTCGTTAGATAAACTTGTGTATTTGTATCCATGTTCCAATATAAAACTCTATCCCCGTTCGGGACTTTTAGTATTATGTGTTCTGGAGTTATATCTTTAAATGCGATCTTCTTGATATTTTTATCGACTGTATCAAATACAGCAAAGACCTCAAATGGATATGTTGCATAATATCCAGATGGGATGATTGGAACTCTCTTATCCAATGAGCGTTTATTACCATCTTTATCCCATATCAATCTACCGGGACGAGAAAAACATTTTATATAAGATTCTTTAATGTCCAATATATCACATTCAACTATTAAATTTGACTCTGGATTATAATAGAGTTGTATGTATTGTTCTGGACTTTTATTCCTCTGATTCTTTATTGATTCTTTACTTCTAGGCTTCCTTTTTAAATTTAGTGCCTTTCTTCGCTTACATGATTCACTAATAGCTCTCCCAGCAGCCTTTCTTGATTCTGTGGATTGATTCTTATTGGATTCCAGAGCTATTCGCGTTTTGTGCTCAGGAGTTTGTTTGAATGACCATCCCTGATCTAAGTATGGTAAAAATGTGAAATTATCCTCTGTGTATACGAGAGTTATCTTCATATCTAAAAAGTATAATGATATTTTTCGTATCGGGTGTGTTAGCCATTTGTATGCGCGAATTGCTCTGGATGATTTACTTCTATCGGTAGTATTCCATTTATATCGCCGATTCTTTGATGTGCTAATCAATTCACCGGATAAAACTCTAGGATCATTAGTATAACACACAATAGTTTCGCCTGCGGCGTTTCTATATGGAGCTAGTCCCTTTCTAGAAAACCCTAATTTCCTAGTATCTTCCTTAATTGCCGCATACACCTTTGAGTTTAGACTAACCTTGTCACGTTTCATTTGTTTCGGGATCATGTTATTAGCCATAGACATAAATGCATATGTCTGCCTACCACCAAACGCCTTCCATAACATCCAATGAGCTATGAAGTGTTGTCTAAAGGTTAATTTGGCACAATTCCAAGGATGTTTTCTAAGTGATGCGTATTCTGGAAATAGGTCTTTCGATTTTGGTACTATGTGGTGTTTTTCGGTATAGATATCAGAGCATAAGTCCACATTCTTAGCGATGCAATATTCAATATGTTTTATATACCGATCTAGATAATGCTTATTGTGTGGTTTGGTGTATAAAACGGAATAAATAGTTGTGCTAGTCATACAGACTCCTTAACGTGGGGTTGATTAGAGTCACTGGAGACGACAATCTCGCGAGTGACACTAATATTTATAATTTTTGAAATCTATGACCTATATCCCTCTACTCTATTGGCAATCAATCCTGGTGTTCGCTGCGATTTATTATTCACTCTAATGTCCAAACTCATAAAGGATATTCGTGATAATCTCAGTAGTTTTGCACCAATAACTCGGAATGGGTGGATTGTCAAACTCTCCACCTACCGAGACACTAATATCATGCTAGTATTCTGCTCTGTCTATACAAATCAGGCATTCATTAAGTATTTCGAAGATGAAGATACAGCGGTTAACTATATAAATACCGTCATATCTAAAAATTCCAACGAGATCCTAAATGACTACTAAAAACGAACTATTGCTTAAAACTCTAGCATTATGTGAGAAAGAAGGTTTGGTCTTTGGTATTAATTGGCTGATAGATAACATTGATGATTATTATAAAAGTGAATCAGAGCGACTTGAGCGAAAACTTGCTGTGAGAGATCGACTACTATTCAAACAGGGTCAAGAATGAGACATGCGATAGAAGAATATGTTGGACAGATTGAAGAACTAAAGTCTGTGATTGATACTATGACAACTGATATGAATAACTCTGTCAATGAAATCCTAGCACTACAGGATCGGATTAGAGAGTTGGAAGGGCAAATTTACGGTGGGAGTACTCAATGAAGATTAATATAAAAACGACTGATGCTAGAGAATGGGCTGTGAAATTCGCCCACTTATATGATGGTGATGTGGATGTTCTGGAAGAGTGGTTTGATGCAGCGATTAATACTGGTTGGGAAGCTGGTAGAAAAGTAGCGAACGAAAACAACGCTAAGTATCTGTTCTATCGTACTCATGGACATTCTTATTACTAAAAATGGCAAAGAGTGTCTATAGGGAAAAACAGTGCCCCTATTGCGGAATAACTCATAGGCAGCGCGGCCCTTATTGTAGTCGATCTCACGCCAGTAAAGCGTATCGACATTCGGAAGAGTCTAAGGCCAAGATTGGTGCTAGTCGGAAAGAATACTTTTTGTCTCCAGAGGGACTATCTGAAGCTGAAAGTATTGCGGCAAGAAACAGTAAACGCGCTAGAGATGATGAGAAACGTGCAGCAGGTGAATATATACTACAAGAAGATGACTATGCGCTTGATATACCATTTAATATGAACGAAGATTTTGTAGAAGATGATGAAGTGATTAATTGGTGATATAAATAGAAGATAAATTCAACAATAGGACAATATATGGGTCTAAAATTACAATCAGTGAGTGGTGGTAGCGTAGAGTTAAACGCGCCTGTCACAGCGACTAATTATACGATTACTACTCCGGCACAGAGTGGTACTATGATGCTATCTGACAATTATCAGGTAACAGTTCTGAGTAAAGTGGATCCTTATACTGTAGCATTCTCTAAAACCGGTAATGGTACTGCTTCAATCAAGGCTGGTACGTCTGTGATGGTTGGTTCTGTGTCAGTTAAGTATGTTTCAGCCACTGCAATCACTATGCCTACTTTGGTTGCGGGCACTAACTATGCGATTTGGGTAAAAGATAACGCGGTAATCCAAGCGACAACAAATCATTCGACTGCTCCTGATGCTGGCAATTGGTTAAAGATTGGTGGGTTTCATTATGCGCCGGGTGGTCATTCTGGTTCTCCTGGTGGCGGTAATGCAACGCCACAGATCAATGAATATAGTTTCTGGGATTTGAAATTTAGACCTGAGTGTTTTGATCCTCGTGGTATGACTCTAGTGGCTGATTCGTTTTGGGCTGATATCTACTTACTTGGTGTTGATCATTTAACCAACGGAACATCTGCATACAATGTCACTATTGCTGATGGGGCTTCACCACCTAAAATTCCAACTAAGTTTGGTGGTACAGGAACTTCGGCTTATGCTTCGCTGACTTGGTATGAAGCCTGTGAAGTTCTGCGTTCTTGGGGTAAACGTGCTCCAACATATTCTGAATTTGCAGCACTTGCTTATGGCACAACAGAAGCCAGTTCAATCGGCACTGATCCAGTGTCAACCACTTGGAATGCCACATATATCAGTAAATGGGGGGTTGCTCAATCTTCAGGGAATCTTTGGATCTGGGGCGATGAATTCGGTGGTGGTGCGGCGGGTGCTGGTTGGGTTGCGAATACTGGTGGTAGAGGTTCAACATATCAGCAAGAAAATGCCGTTATCTTTGGTGGCGACTGGGGTGACACGTCGAATTCCGGTTCTCGTTGTTCTTTTTGGAACTATGCACCCTCGAACTCCCGCAACTTCTTTGGTGCTCGTGCTGTCTGTGACCACCTGATTCTTGTATAAAGCGGAATGCG